TTTTATTCCCTCTAAAAATGGAGATACACTTCCTAATTCAACATCTTCTGCACTAACCCCAGCCTCATCCATGGCCTCCTTTATTCCCTTTCCTTCTTTTTTTAATTCTTCAAATTTTTCTAATTTAAAATTGGTAGTAGCTGCCTTTCTAGCAGCTTCGGCAGCATCATTAAAAGGAGTTGAAAATCTAGAAAGTCCAGGAATTGCTTTTGTTATATCTGATAGGGCTCCAAAAGTTCTTACACCAAAATTTTTAGCAACTTGATTAGATACCTTTTCAATTGTTTCAAGTTCTTGGTTTAATTTAATAGCCTCTTTAACTTGCATCCCAATACTTCTTGCTATATCGTTATCTAATTTGGATTGAGATTTAGAAAATTTTTCTTGTTGTTGTTTTAATATAGTAATATTTTTTTCTATAGAAGTTCTATCCTGGGATAGAGTTTTTAAACCCTTAAGAGTTCCTAATTCTTCACTACCTATTGTATAATTTTTTTGAGCTATTTTAGTAAGCTCTCTTGATGCCTTATTTAAAAGGCTCCTTTCGGCATTTTGGAATTTTAATTGTTTAGCCTGATCTCTTAAAACATTAGCTATATCTTGTTGATCATTAACGGCTTCAGAAGTAATACCCGATCTTTTTTGGAGAATTTCAATTAATTCTTGTTCTAAAGATTTTTCTTTATCCTTTTCTTGGTTAAATTGTTTTTGTCTATCTAATTCTTCTTGGGAAATAGCCATCTAATTTATGTTTATCATAAATATTAATAAATATTATTTTTTAGATGTCTTAGTAGTATAAGTGGGTTTACGAGATCTATTAGTTAAAGCCTCCTTCATATGTTCAGGTATAACAGAATCTCCCATGTTTACGGAAGTACTATTAGGTTTACCAGAGGCTTTTTTAATTTCTTCCTGTTCTTTTTGTTTAAAATCTACTATTTGCTTATATGTAAATTTTCTTAGCCATATTGGCATATTATAAACAGTATGATAATCATAATTACCTCCATAAAAGATAATTTGATGTAAAATTACAAATAAACTCTTACGATATTCAGAGGTCAGGCCAAAAAAACCCGGCAGTCATTGGTATTGTAGCATCCTCCTCGGTGCCACTTTCACCTGTAAAGGTAAATTTCATTTGAATGTCAGGTTGAGTATTTTTTATATGTTCTCTAAATGATCTGGAGTCTCTTGCTAACATATAATTATCTACAAATTCTCTAATTGTTTTATTTTCAGTTTCCCCATTTACAGAAGTAATCATAAATTTTAACCTAGTAGACAATTCAGGAGATGCTTGTTTATTTATTTTTTTAAGACCTTTAATTTCAGCTTCAATTTTTTTCTCATCCCTATTAGTTAAAAGTTTATAGGTAATAGCTGTATTGGTGTGAGGTAAAGTGTATGCAAATTCATTTTTTCCATCTATCATAGTAGATTCATCTAAATATTGAGTTTCTAGTTCAGTTAAATCTATAGTTACTTCCTCTCCTTTATATTGGAAATCATAATCTTTTCCGTATCCTAAAATACGAGCTGCTATTAATACTGCATTTTTATCTCCTACGATTAAATCATCATAATTTACTTTAGATACAATTAAAGATTTTAATAGTTTATCTATTACTATTCCTTGTTTAATATAGTTTTGATTAGTTAAAATATCTTCTTCCCTAGCGGTCATATATTTCATTTCAATTTTGCCACTAGATAAGGGATTATCTTTAGGATATACTAAACCTTTTGATGGTAATTCTACTTCTTCAGTAGGGAATTTAAATTCTGCCATAATCTTAATTTATAAAACTTTATTATAAATACCAATGTAAAAAAGGAGCTTGACATAGCCAAACTCCCTTCAGGTTGTGGTGTGGAAAAATTCTTAGAAATTTAACACTGCATAATCAATTGATAGTGTTAATTCAATATTTTGTGCTTCATTTTCGGTATCCCAATTAAAATCACCGAAGTTTGAATTTGTAATAAATGCTCCTTTTAGAATCCATTCTGAAACTATATCTCCTACTGGTCCTAAAACATCTATTGTTACATCTTTTTTATAAAAATCAGAATAACCATCTCTACCAGTTACTGATTCATGGTGTAATCTTACCCATTCCATTACTGCTTGTGCACCTGATGGTGTAATTGGATCAAATAATGTCATTGAAATGTCTGACCATCTTGATTTACCTTTAATTTTTCTTTCTACATTAATGTGGTTTAAAGTAACTACTCCTTGTTCTAGTGTTACAGCACCCACTCCTTTAATTTGGTAAGATGGAATCCCGTCTACATATAGGATAAACCTATTCTTTTGTTTGGGTTCAAACGCTGTAAAAAATATTTCATTGGGATCTAATACTGCCATGTTTTATTGTTTATTTCTTATTATAAATATTTAATTCTTTAGTTTTTTAATATCCTCCTCCACCGGTTGTTCCAGCTCCATCGAATGTAGCTCCTGTTGGTTGAATGTTGAAATCTAAGTATATAAATTCAGCCGTTCTAGTTGGTTGGATGAATATTTGTCCTACTAATTGATTTCTATCTATAACATCTGGTGTGTTATTGCTTTCATCCATTACTACTTTAAAGGCAAATAATCCTTGTCTTTGTTGCACACTTTCTAAGTATGGATTTACTGATGATAAGAAGTTATTTCTTGTAGTAATTGTATTTTGTTCAAATACTAAAGTATCTGCTATTTGTGATATAAATGATTTTAGTGAAATTAATAATCTTCTAACATTTACTCTATCTAAAGCACTGGCTTTTTTCTGTAATGTTTTTTGTCCAAATACTACTACTCCTGTGTTTGGAAATGTAGCTATTGGGTTAACATTTGCAGTATATAAAGTATTTCTATTACCATTAGTTAATTTTCTTTCCGCTCTTAATACTGTTGATAATCCACCTCTATTTAAACCAGCTGGTGCAAACCATGTTTCGGATGAAGCATCGTTAAATGCATATACACCTGGAATTAATGTTGAAGCTGGTACCCAAACTTTAGATCCTAAATCTGGATCAATTGTTTGTAACCATGGCCAATATGTTGCTCCATATGAAGAATCTATTGTTGCTGCTTTTTCAGTTACGGTTGCAAGACTACTTACAAAACAATTTACAGTATCTACTACTGCTATATAATCTCCTCTAGTTTGTGCATTGTTAACCGCTGTTGTAAGTTCAGAAGTTGCTGTGTCATTTGCTAAAATTAAACCAGGTAATGTTAATACATTATATTGATAATCATCTTTATTAGATAATAAACTTAAAGCTTTAGAATATGAACCATTTTCAGTTGCAGCTAAAGCTAAATCATCAAATCCTTGTGAATTTGTATTAGAGATTTTATCATAAAATAAAGCTGGGCTATTTTGTGCTGTAAATGCTGTACCTGTAGCACTACTAAATGCTCCTGATTGTGCTACTGGGATAGAACCTGTAAATTGAGATTTTGCTGTTCCATTGTTATCAAAATAATTTAGGGTTTGTTTACTAACAGAATCTACAAAAACATATCTACTTAAATTATTATAGGTACCTTCATTTTTGATATAGGTATCACTACCATCAGTTGTTACTGTTAATTTAGTATTACCAATAGCTTTTTCGATGTAATTATTTGAATTAGGATCTAGTGATAAATCAGCCCAAGTTTCTAAAATTACTTTATCATTGGATCTATCATTTCCTCTCCTAATTAATAAACTAAAAGTACCTGAGGAAGTATCAGGATTTACAATTTCCCATCTTAAATTATCCTTAGTACCAGAACTTAAAGTATTATTTGTTCCTTCAGTACCATCGTTATTCATAATAGCTCCCTCAGAAATTGTTTTTAGAGTAAATATATTTCCTGTTGTGTGAGCTGATCCTGTAATCGTATCACTTTCTGCTGAAGTATAAGAACCTGATACTACTCTAGTTACTAATAATGAATCTCCACCTTGTTGAAAATAATTATATGCTGAAATAGAGGTAAGGTAAGTGTATTCTGCACTACCACTTTCTACAACACAACCATATACATTTTTATAATCTGAAAAAGATGTTACTAATGTTGGTATACCAACTGGTCCTTTTAGTGTAGGACCTACTATAGCTGCACCCGCTTGTACAGGTTGAGCCGATAAAAAGGATTGATCATTTTCCCTTGCTAATACTCCTGGTGATACTAATACTTCTGCCATGTTTTAATGAATTAATTTTGTTATAAATATTACAGAAGCTTTTAAAAATGCATCTAGGCTTTAACAAATTCGCCGCTTTCTAAATTAACTGTTCCTGCACCGTATTTTTCTTCTAGTTGTTTGGCAGAATCAGTTTGTTTTTTTTCAAATGCTTCTATTAAGTTTTGTACTCTAGTTTTTTCTCTTTCAAAAAAGTAAAGTTGATAGTTAACTTGACCTAATTGAAATAATAAATCGTTTTGTTCTTGTTGTAATGAAGTTAAACTTTTAACTTCTTCTTCTGTTAAAACTTGTTTTTCCATGGTTATAAATATTATAGTTTAAATTAAGATTAAATATATTTGAAATTTTTTTATTATCCAAATCTTCCTTTTAAAGCATTATAATTTTGTTTGATTTCTTTTGGGGATAAGGATTTTCTATAAAAGGATACATTAGAAATTTCACCAGGAAAATAATAACCACTAGAGTAGGCTTTTCCTATATATAAATTACTTTGGGTTACAAAATTTTCCCATGTGAATCCTGCATTAAAACCCGTTGTTTCTCCCACAGATTCTCCATCTACATATAAGGAACCTACACGTGTTAAAGAATTAAAAGTTACTGTTATATTATGCCCTTTACCATCTGATAAACTACTTGTAATATTTTCTGATGGTTTTATATCACGTAATCCCCCTGTACGTGCAAGGCTACTAGCACTTCCTGAGACTAATCTAACCATTATACCATTATATGTAGCACCTCTTAAAGTAATTCCCCATCCTTCTTGATAATTATTACCAGTCCATTTACCACATAAACCATATGAAGGGCTATTTGAAATACTTGAAGTAGTACTAAACCATAGATTTACACTCCAAGAATCCGTTCCCCAATTCCCATTGGTTAATTTATCAAT